CCGTTTCAAAATTGTGTATGTTGGTCAACGGAGGACACGAAGTTCCCCTACCGATTGATTGTGTTAATGAGTTTAGTGTACTAGATACACAGGAAGAACAAGATTTCGATGAAAAACGTGAAGGAACAGGATATGTGTTGTATAATGGATTGTGTGTGGTTGATTTACCCAAAACGGTCAGACAATTTCCTACTATTACGCATCACTTTGTGACCGCCAAGGATGAGCTCAGAATGTCGAACAATGGAATACTTCTTATGCCCGAGCCAGGAAAAGGATCGACGCCTAATACTATAGTCTGCGAAAATGTTAAATTTAACAATTACGAGGGCTTAACTATTAGAGCTGCCGATACCACTTCTGCCGTTCATCTCGATAGAGTATGGATGTATAGAGGTGTGCATGGTTATGGTGTATGTGGAAGCTTGCTATTGAACGAAGATTCTGGTAAGATCATTGGCATACATACCGCTGGATCTTCATCTAACAATATTGGATTTTCCGAAAGATTGGTGTATGAAGAATGGGAGTTTGTTGATGAACAAGCTAAGCTCGATGTATTCGTACCAAATTTAGATCCCATAACTCTGGATGATCATACCTTGGAAGGCGCTCTTTTTCCTCTTGGAAAAGTACCTAAAATGTATGCTCAGCAGAATAGTGGTGAATCTCAAATTAGAAAATCCGTGATTCATGGTGTGTGTGAAGTGAAAACTGAACCTGCTCCGTTGAGTCCATTTGATCAGCGCTTACCAGAAGGTTGCTCCCCATTGTATGATGGAGTAGCAGTTCATGGTCTCCCACCGAAAGAATTTCCTCCCGACCTAGTTGACAAAGCTAGACAAGATTTGTGTGATTTATTACTAGCTAAATGTATACCAGTTAGACCCGTACAAATGTTGTCTATAGAGGAAGCAATTTGTGGTAATCCCCTTATAGGATTAGAATCTATACCATTAGATACTAGTGAAGGATTTCCACTTAACAAGATGCGGCCTCGAGGATGTAAAGGCAAAGGCTGGCTTTTCAAAAGCGTGATGAACATTCACAGATTACCGAAATGCTAATCCACCCGGAACTTGAGAAAATTATGAAAGTGAAAGACGCGATGCGATTGAAAGGAATTAAACCATTTACCGTATTTACCGACATTACTAAGGACGAGACACTGCCAAAAGCTAAATGTAGAAAGAAGGCAGGAACTAGGATAATATCTATGTCTCCTGTTGACTTTACTATACAGTCAAGACAAGTTTTCGGTGACTTTATCCTAGCACACGCTAAATGCAGGAGCGATTTAGAACACTCAATAGGTGTTAATACCTATAGTGATGAGTGGACTAGTATTGCCAAGGAAGCATTGCGTAAAGGCAGGAAGATAGTTGCCGGTGACCATAGCAAATTTGGCCCTCGGATGATGACAGTTGTGAGTGAGGCAGTATTCAAATGTATACGAGATTGGTACGAATTCCATGGAGCATCAAAAGAACATTTGCTCAGATTGGATATCATGGCTGCAGAATTGATGAATTCGGTTCATCTCTGTTTTGATATTTTGTACCAAGTTATGTGTGGTATTGTTTCTGGCTCTCTATTTACTGCTGTTTTCAACTCTTTGTGTGATAATATGTATTTTAGAGTCGCCTGGCAGGAATTGACTGGCCGATCTTTCGAGGAATATTATCAACACATGTATTCTACGACTTATGGTGACGATAATTTTAATTCAGTTTCTGATGTTGTTGCTGAGGAGTTCAATGTGGCTACACTTCATAAATTCTTTGCGAAATACGATTTGGCTTATACTGATGTTCACAAGAATACGTCTGAAAATATGGAAAAATATTGCGATTTGAAGGACGCATCGTTTCTGAAAACTGGTTGGAAAAAGCACCCACTTAAAGCTGGATTTTTCTTACCCACTCTTGAGAAGGATTCGATTGAAAATCAACTTAATTGGATCACCAAAGAAGGAGATGCGGTTGATAATACGATTACCAATTGCAAAAGTGCCTTGAGGCAAGCGTTTGGACATGGTAAAGAATACTATGATGAACTTTACAACAAGATCAAAACCGCGTTTGCTCGTCAAGGACATCATTTCATGCATAGAACATGGGAAGAGCAATTCGTGAGCATAGATGCTGATTATCA